ACAACATCAACCACTTGGCCAACAACCCAAGAGGATCGATACATTGCTTCAAGCTTTAAACGATTACGGCTTAAAAAGTTAAAACCATATCCAGACTGATCATGCTGGTTTCCAGTACCTAAGCCAACGCGAGCGGCAAAGTTCTGGAATGAATCTTTTGTAAATTTAACTAAGCCCATAACTTTCTCTTTATAGCTTGCCCCAAATACTGAGCTCGCCAATCTGTGGGTTAAAACAAATCATGACGCTATCTGCCCGGTTAGGTGACGCCGTGCCATCAGGCTGCTTATTGACAAGGATTTTTCCAACACCATTTTTTGTATATGTTGGCTGTGATAGCTCAGTAGTGAGCAATGCCAATTCCTTGGCATCAATATCTTCAGTGGATAGTGAAATGATCATGTCTGGGTCATATTCACGGCCTTCGATTGCTCTAAAAGTTTCTTGAAAGCGCAAACGCAAAGACCACCATGATTGGGCTTTAAGATTGGCGAAAAAGTCTTTATTAAGACGTTTCTCTACCATTTCACCCTCAGGGTCATAAACTGAACCAGATCCTCGGAAGGATTCGACATTTACTTCGGGTAATCCCAGTTCACGGCGCTTTTCATTAATTACCCTGGCATCACCACGACACCCCGCACCAAGACCATCAGCATCGTAGAACAACGTGTCTATAGATTGATCAAAGCAAAGATCCATAGCTTTTTGCGTGGTTCCAAAGATGTCATCACCTTTACCCGACCATGTGGCCAAGTACTTCATGACAACGCCGTGACGACCAGAAAATGAGTTTTTATCCTTACCTTCATCGGCAACGTCTAAGCCACCGATACGATCACCAGTTGGCTCAATTAGAAGCTTTTTGTGCGCATCTAATGAAGCTTGAATCCAAGCGCTAGGGATCAATACACCCTCTACAGAAGCGGCATAGTTAATATCTACCTCTTGGGCAAGTACCACATCATCCAATGTGGCCAACTGCTTTTCATACCAAGGATGAATCTCTTTGCCGTTATACGTAACAGTCCAGTTTTTATCTGGGTTAGCTCGCCAAGGCATAGTAAAGACGGCGTAACGGCCGCTGAATCTATCCTGGTGAAATCGATCACCAATACCATTAGGTGTGGATCCTTTGATATGAACGTTCGTATTTTGGGAAATAGCTGCATCTACAGCTTCTTGCCGTTCTACGAATGCCCATTCGTCCAAAAAGTACATCGTGGTACGTCCACCACGGCCAATATTGTCACCAGCTTCACCGGTAATGGTTGCGCCGTTATCAGGATTGATGATGCGCATGTAGTTATCATGCACTTTCTCGACAAAGCCCTTAGGCTTCAACCAATTGGGCATTTTGCTGAACATGTCGCGGAATTTGTGGAATAGGGTTTTAGGGTCGCCCTTCTTATCTACAAGCTCTTCCTTACGGCTACCCACTCCACCCGCGAAGCCTTCAATAAACAACCAACGATGCAAGAAAAATCCAAGTACAACGTAACTCATCCCTTCGTCACGAGACTTTTCAATCAAGCCATGTGTTTGTGTGCTCTCGCGCTCAATCAACCAATCGACAAGCTCGACTTGCTTAGGTCGCAACACAAAGGGAATATTTGCAGGCAAGCCAAATGCCATACCGCGCGGGTCGTATGTCCAGATCCAATTGTTAAACCAATGTGCCGGATCTGTGCGGCACTTATATAACTCTGCCTGAATGCTAAGTTCGTTTTGCTCAATGGCTGCCTTGTAGTAATAACGCCGTGTCATTTCAGTCATTACTTCAGGCAAGCGTACGTTAATAGTCCACTCTTTAATTAAAGGGGCTATTTCATCTAATGCGTATGTCATAGCTTTCCATTAATCACTAAGCGCGAAAGCTCAGCCGGTGTGAGTTTTGCAAGCTCCTCAGGTTTATATGCTGGCGTAGGTGGCAATTGGGTATTTTCTGTTTTAATTGCCCCGCCACCAGCTCCAGTAATTTCTAATCGCTTCTCGTAAAAACCTTTCACAATCTTTTGCATTTGGTCCACGATCTTAATGGTCATGGTCACGTTATTTTTTTTGGCGAAAAGTAAGTCACTCAAGATTTTTAACTGAACAATGTCATTAGCGCCGCTAATGTTATGAATTGGCTGTTTGAGATATTCCTCTCGCGTAGTCTCAAAAACTTCCTTGAACTCTTTCCTTAAGTCACGCCCGGCAACCTTGGTCGGGTCGTATGCTTCCACTTGCTGCGGTGACACAATAATGTTGAAAGTTTCCTTGATGGCCTTAACAACTTCTGTGGGTGTCATGAATTGCGCAAGTGACCGAACTATAAAGAGTTGCTCGGCTTTTTTTAGCTTCGCCATAATTCAAAATCCATCAAGGCTCATCAAGGAAACAAGTCAAAAAAAATGAGCCAAAAGGCTCAACTAATTAGGCAAGTTCCACAGCACTTGGAAATATTTACATCAGATACAAACGGCGCTTGCTTCGCCACTTCAATAAGTCGCTTCACGTTCTCGTCTGCTCCCCATCGTTTAACTACGCCAACAAATTCTTCAACGTCATGGCCAGCTAAGTAATGTTTAGGTAGACCTGACATTTCGCCAAGGATTGGCTCGCCGTCTTCATCACGCTCAACGCCGATGTGATAAAGCTCATGTTCGATTAAAGCGCAAAAGTCTCGGTCCGTAGCTTGCTCACAAAAGCTTGCATCGATCGTAATCAAATAAACTGGTACATAGTCGAACCAATCACGCATTTGTTGTTCCTGGCGAGCCTTGCGCCAACCACCAACGTTAAACATGACTTTCTCGCACTGACCAGAAACCATTTGTTTTTTTACAGCACAAGCTTGAGATGCCCACGCAAATGCAAGAAAGCCCTCATTCTCATGTATGAGCTCAGCAATATGGTCATGGTCTGGATTGTAGAGTTCACCATCAATGGTTAAATAATTTTTAATAACCCATTCCATAAGATCAGGAGCTGGTATTAAGCGTGTAGATTTTTCATCTTCTGCCTGATCAATAAAATCAGTCGGTGGAAATGGTCTGATCTGTTCCATTGAATATGTGCCTCTTCAAGTTTTTTAACCATTGGCTTGCGTAGTCAACTCTTAACTGTAAAGGACCTGACTCATTAACCTTAAATCTTGTTGCTGACTCCAAGCGAACTACTGTATAGCCCATATCTTCAGCAACATCGTAACGGTCAAGACTCCAAGCTTTATCTTTAAGCTTACCTTTGCGACCACCAGACCAAGGCCCGCCAGCAATTTCAACTAAAATTCGATACTCAATTAAATGGAAATCAAAACGCCAATGTTTTGTAGATTTAAACTGGAATTTCTTTTCATATTTAAATTCCAGAACATCTAAGGCTTTAGTGAAATCTTCTTCAGCTTTTAAATATTTTTCAGTTGCCTTAGGTAATGGTGTGCTCTTGGGTTTAGGTTTTCGTTCTTTTTTCCTGGTGAGCATAAAATATTTTTTAGGATCCATTGGCCCACCTATATTTATAAGAATCCTTCTGGCTTGTTGTTGAGCCGAGCAATTAACTTGTTTTGTTGATCTAAAGCCAAAAAAAATCGCTCATCTAATTGAGCGATCTCTTCTTGTGTTAATCCATTCGTTGTACAGCTTCCCAAATGATTAAGCTCTGTTTGGAGCTGTCTAATCTCATTTATGTTTTTTTGAAATTCAGTCATACATGCTCCAAAAGAAAAAGCCCACCAAATGGCGGGCTTCTATGTGTTTAATTTCTAAATCAAGAAAGATATAGATATTTTTCGCTTAGATACTTATTGGCGATTTTTGTAGTTTCAGAATAAGGAAGTTCAGCACAAAGCCAAAATCTATAAGTATTTTCACCAATAATATAACTCTGACGGTTATAGGTTGATTGTTTGCTTGAATCTATTTCACTAGCTTCAAAGTATGTACCTTCACGGTTATTTACAACTTCACCGTCCAAATCACCGCCAATACAAATATACATTGTAAGCTTCCATAAAATTATGAATGGCAGCTTAGCACATAAAGTAAAAAGCCCCGCCAATAATCGATATTTAGCGGGGCCCTTTGCGCCGTAATCCGTTCGGCTAAAAAGAGAGGCGCGCTTATAAAACACCTCTCATAAGATAAAAAACTTATGCGCGTTTATTCCATTGGCAGATTGCATAATTAACAATGGATCTTTCGCTATAAACATTCTCGTGATGAAAATCATCATCCCATGCAATCATCGACCAGGCATCCGGTCCTTTTGATCCACAATCATGACACCACGTAAAAGCATCCCAGCATATCGAACCATCTTCATCAGGTTTTCCATAATGCGACGAGTCGGTACAAATTGAATCGGATCCACAAAATGGGCAATTTAAAGGTTTTTCATCTGGAGTTAATTCTGGTTTTTCTTGATCAGCATGCCAAGTATTTCCCATTTTCAATGCTCCAGATACGGAAAAAGCCCACCGTTTTGGTGAGCTCTTTAAATTTTTTCAGGCGATCTATGTATAAAGCGCCCATTTTAGAAATACTTATACTCAACCGTTCTGTTTAAGTCAAGCTAATGATATTTCTTCTGGTTCAAAATGAAACGATCTAGCCAGACTAGTTCTAATGCTGTTTTCCCAATTTTCTATACATGCCTCAGCAATTAATTCATAAGGTTCATATCGTTCAGAATAACCAGACTTAGAAACTTTTAATTTTGCGATGGTAATTTTTTCATGCAATGTATATGGGCGCTTCCCTGTTCCTAAGCATTTTTCACAAAATTTAGATCCATCCGGATATCCCTTTTGATTAAACATTTCTAGTTTACCCATACCCTGACAATGACCACACATTGCCTTAGTAAATAATCGCCCACGCAAAACAACTTCTGCTATTCCCTTGGCCACGTTGGATAAATCGCCCTGGCAATTATTCGGCTTGAAATTCTTTTTAATCATTTCCCTGTGGATCTTCACAGCCAAGAAGTTTCTTACACGGAAAAAATCACCAGAATTAATTTCACCTTTTTTAATTTCCACTTTGCCAGGTATTTCCCCTATACGCTTTTTTAATTCCTGACCGTTAATTATCCTGGTCTCATAAATTTTCTTTGATTCTGTCACCTCTGCTATACGTTCAAAATCAACGCGCTCAAGTAGGAGCTCTGCCCATTTCTTTGCACCTGCTGGCAATAATGCGATTTCCCCCAATACAACATGTTTAGTAATTTTCCCCTTACCTTCGCTTTGAGCAATAGCAAGGCGAAGTAACTCAATAAAATCAAACTTTTCAACTAACATAATCGCCTTCCTATTTACCCTTTACCATGATTAAAAAACAACTTCTAAAAACCTTTACCACATCAAAACTTTGCAAATCGACCGAATACAAGCATTGCTGCATCTCGTGCATGTTCATTTGTACGTTTTGCCCACCCTGTTAGTTTTAAGAAATACTTTGCATCGGTTTTGGTTTTATTTGCTGCTGGGTGAATCATCTTGTAATTCAGGCCTTGCTCCTTACACCAATCTTCCCAAATCTGAGCATCACGCTTAACTGAACCAATCCCTTCTCGTACCCCTGCACCGCTTTTCGCCTGTCGAGCATCCGCATTACCGAACCAGGTGCGCTTTCTGGCATCCTCAATAAATAATTTTATATTTTGTTTTCCATGGGCTTCAGCTAGATCTAACACTTTGCTCATTGCCTGAGTAATTGTGTGTGAGCCAACATCCTGAAGCTCTCCACCCTTCCCCTGGTCAATGGCTACAGCAAAACCAGTATGCACCCCTGTATCAACACCGATTAAAACCTTGCTCATCAAGCACCACCCTTATTTAAACGATCCAGTTCACTAGCGAAATGGCTATACATCTGAGACTTTTCAAAATCCCTAATACGACCTAATTCGTGTGCTTCAATTCTGTACTTCTGAGCCATTTCACTTATTGAGTTTTTAAGCTCATCCAATAAATCTAAACGCGGAGGCTTTCCTATTGGTGGTTTCATCAACTCCCCGCCGTTATCGGTATAACCCGCACGCTCCATTTGACCTTTAAGCCTATTCAGCTCCCCTAGCTGCCCAATGCTTGTTTGAGCCATATCCACCAAAGCGCAAATATTCAAAGGATGAGCAACAACATCTACAAATGGACCATAATGTCTGTTACATGCTTGAATCGCATCTTCAGCAGCCCTGCGAATCAGCGTTAATTGTCTAGCTGATAACTTTGACTCATTCATGCTGCTGCCCCTTTTGCTGGAGTTTTAAAACCCATCTCGATCAAATATGGAATAAATGGTTTTTGTTGCTCAGGATCTACAAGCTTTTGGGCCATACGCTTACCAGCATCCATCCAAGATTCCCCGCTATGACAAAATGAATCTTTAAAATCAGGATGATTTACAAGGCGGCGAGCAAATGCAAAAAGCTGTTTCTCAGAAGCGAAGGTAATCACATCAGGAATTTGATTTTCAGATTGTGCTTGTTGGCCACAAGAGTTTTTGTTTTCAAAAGAACGTGGTGCCGGCGTTTTCATCTTTGCGTATTTAGCGCGAGCTTTAAGCATCCACTCTGCAAAAAATTTAACCATGTAATCATCTGAGTGATTTCGATCTTCATTAAATCCGTTAAATGCTTTTAACTCTCTCTCAAACCAAGATGCACTAAAAATCTCGTTGGTACCAATTGACGGATTGATTGAACAAATTTCTAATTTCAAATTTTCCAAAACAAACCACGTATTTTTTTTATTTTGATAGTTTCTTTTGATAGTTGTATTTTGTGGGTTAAAAATTTTAACCACTTGAGGTAAAAATTCTTTACCACTTGCGGTAAAAATATTTAACCACTTGCCATTTGTGGTGGTAAAAAAATTTAACCATCTTGGTGAGTTATCAACACAACTATGCACAGAATAAAGGTGGTAAAAATTTTTAACCAGTACCGTATTTTTACCGTTCGTTTTTAAGTAAAACCCGTTTACTTTATGAGCTAATTTGACGCCATATCCAAAGTGGTTAAAATTTTTAACCACCTCTTTATTGAACAATATAAATGTCTTAACTAAGATTTTTCGATTCGGAAATTTAATTAGATTACCTAAATAATAAGCATCTACTGGTGAATAAACATTTCCATATTTTGATTGATGGTGTTTTTTAATCAAACCCACGTTTTCTAATTCAGTTAAACATTTAATTACGGTAGGACGGCTTTTTAAAGATAAAGCTTCAAGTTGACGCAAAGAGAGCGCATCACTCTCTTTTGTCCATCCTCGCGTCTTACGAATAATTAATAAATAGATTTTCACTGATGCATCACTGATTTTATTCATGGCTTCATCAACGAATGCGTTAGCCACCATAAATGAATTGGGCGTAAATTTACTCATGATGTAAGTACCTCATGGTTTTAATGCTTCTTGAGTTACTCACTTGAGTTCACCTTCCTCAATAATTTGAATGAAAGTACTGCCTAAGTAGCGGATCCGTTTTGCTCTATAAAGACTCGAGATAATGACGCCAGCATGGAAAAGATTGATGCCATGCGCGCCGTGCTCATCAACCAGACCTTGCATAAACTCATCACGTGTAACTGCAGCGTTTTTTTCATCACGATTTCCTTCACGCAAATTTGCCTTACGCTTCTCAAGCATTCTCGAAAGTGTGTTTAGTGCCGGTACATGCCACGACTGATAACTTTGCTGACGCTTTTGTTCTAAAAGTTTGTCTTTGGTTGATTGATTTGATAAATTAGTTTGCATATTCATTGGTTCCCAAATTAATGAATCGAAACCACTCCTGTTCCAGCAGGTAGTGGTTTTTTTATTTGAATAAAATTCGCATGTACTCAGGTGATGTAAATGCATGGGCCAAATACACTCTTGTTGCCTCTGCAATTGCTGGTGAGCAATACACATCATTTTCTGGCACAACTTTCAATCCAATGGCTGTCAACAATGAGCTAATAAACTCAACCTCAGTCAATCCATTTGATTTCTTATCGGTTTTCATACGTGAAAGGATGCTTGCATCCACTTTTACCTTCTCTGCTACTTGTCTTTGGTTGCTTGCATTAAGTGCTTGCAATATGAGCGATTCGTTATTGCTAGCGCTTGCAGGCAATTCATCTAATAATTTGCTCATGGTTAGATTCCTAAACGGTTAAAACTTTTGGGTCTGCTTTGAGCTTTCCATTTGATTTGACTTGCAAAAATGCTTGAGTTTTCGCTGGTATTCCGTTGTTCTCCCACTTCCAAAGAGTCACTGTCGAATATCCAGTTTTGTTGGATAACTCTTTTTTATTTTTACAATCGTGATAATTCATTAAGTCACTAATATTCATGGTCACACCAAGTTAACTATAGTTAATATTTGGAATTTACCACTTGTTAACCATAGTTTCAATACTGTGTATTAACATTAGTTAATGTTTTTGGAAATATTGTTATGTCTTTACACCAACGCATTAAGCAAAAATTGGATGAGAAAAAGCTAAAAGCCGCTGATCTCGCACGAGCAACTAAGAAGTCTCCAGTTGCCGCTAAAAAATGGCTTGATGGTGTAAGTATTCCTACTGCTGATAATTTAAAAGTTATTGCAAAGTTTTTAGAAGTTTCTGACGATTGGTTGTTATATGGTGGGAAAGAAGAACCAAAAATTGATAATAATATCTCTAAGAAAGCTGCGACCTTAGCCCCTGTACTTTCTTGGGTGCAAGCTGGACTTTTTACCAATGTTCAGTCTGTGGATCTATCTCAAGTTGAAGAATGGCTTCCCCTTCCCGACGAATGTACGAATTGTTTTTATTTAAAAGTTCAAGGCGTTAGTAATCAACCTGACTTTCTAGAAGGTGATTATATTCTTGTAGATCCTGACGTCTATTATAGCGACATGCAATCTGGCGATATGGTAGTAGTTCGTAGATTTGAAGATGCAACATTTAAAAAGCTTGTTATCGAGACAGATGGCTCACGCTATCTACAAGCTTTAAATCCTAAATTTGAACCAAATATTATTCCTTTAGATGAATATTGTCATTTCGTTGGTCAAGTAATTGATTGCATGAGATATACTTATAGAGCAAAAAGAAGAGCAAGACCGAGTTGATAAAAATGCCGTGACCCGACACGGTCCTTTAGAATATATCGGGTGGAGAAAATAATGTCTGTATTTAGCAGAAATCAAAAGACCAATGGTTTTTTAGGTACAATTTACGACCATCTAGTGCGAAAAGAAGGGGATAAAATAACAATACCCGTTACATTTGTTGTGAATGGATTAATGATTACAGGTGAACTTATATCTCATGAAGAGTTCTTTGCTCTTAAAGAAAATAAACCATATGCCCCACTCTTTAAAGCTGCAATAATTGAAGAGGAATTAAAATACTTCGATGAAGAAGGCAATATTCGTGCTGAATATGCAGAAAAAGAAGAAGAAATCCCAGATTATATTTGGCAAAGATTTGTGTACCTTAAAAATGCTAGATACATAACAGGTGGAAACTTCATGCCTAGTCCTAATAATCCTGGCACAAGCATACAAATCCGAGCTACTGATATATCTGCAATGTCTTTGGCTTCTTTTGAAGTAGAAACTGATTTGCAATAAGTTATATGCATTTCAACTAAATTTTTTAAATTTACTGGTCATTCTTTCTTAAAGAAGAAAAAACTACTATCCAAAGCCTCAATTAACCCATTCATGTAATGGGTTTTTTAATAATTAAATTTTTAATTTTAGTTAATAAAAAATATTAACTATTGTTAACTTACCTCTTGACTATAAAATTAACCATAGTTAATATTTATCTCACAGACAATAAAAAAGCACACCGACTCTCTGACCTTTCGATGTGCTTTGCAAACTGCGAGATCAATTATGAACTTAAATACAATTCCTTTCAACCATATCAAAGTGACAGGCTTCACAGCTCTGTTTTTGATTGCTGGTTTAGCTTCTTGTGAATATAAAACTGCACAATCAGGCTTCGCTTCTAAACCCTACACATTTACACCACAAACACAGCCGAGTGATTACGGCGTACAAACTGCAAAAATCACAGGTAAAACCTCTGGTATTGCTGTTATCAAACTTGATGACTTTCGTGTAACCGTTAGTTTTGACTTTGAAACACATCCTGACAGCTATGGCGTACAAGGATCAGAGTTCACTGCGGTTGATGTAACTCAGCTCACAATTAATGAGATTACCGATATAAACGGTAAGTCTTACAGTGATTTCACTGATTACAACGATCATCGCAATATCAATGCCCTGCTTAAAGGCTTCATCGAACGTAATAAGTTGGTGGAGGCTTGATCATGAGTACTTTCAAAAAACACCCTGACGGGTACAAGTCTTACTTGGGCCGTGACAACACAGGTCTCTACTCAGTTCGCATAGGTTGGCAAGTATTTGCTTCAAACGCTAATGGCAAAGTGCTTTACAAAATCAGCAAGGATGACGTTAAAACCCCTTTAGATGTTGAGCAATTTAAAAAAGATAGCCCAGCAGTTTGGGAAGTTCTAACTCAAGAAATTAGATCCCAGCGCTCTAAGCAACTAGCTAAAGATCTAGGTGGTTCACACATTCCATCACATGACCGCAAAAACTATAAGCGTTCTCGCGGCTTCACTGGCAGTCGATAGGGGTAAAAATATTATGGCTTTAAATATTATTCGTCCTTCTCAACCTATTTTGGTAAACGCCATTAAAGTTTATTTCTATGGCGACCCAGGCATGCATAAAACAACTTTAGGTATGACTGCCGATAAACCCTTAATTATCGATGCTGACAAAGGCGCTTATCGTACAGGTGCTAATCGTCGCGGTGATGTGGTAGTAGCTGAAACATGGCTTGATATTGCCAATATCACAGAGAACGACTTAGCCCCATACAATACAGTTGTTTTCGACACAATTGGCCGTGTCCTTGATCTGATTAAAGCTCACCTAGCCAGCAATCAAAAAAACACTAAAAGTGATGGTTCTTTAAAGCTAAATGTTCAAGGCGTTGCAAACAATATGTTTAGTTTGTTCGTCAATAAACTAATTGGATTTGGCAAAGATGTCATTTTCATTGCACATGCTACCGAAGATAAAAACGATACATTGACTTTAGTACGTCCAGATCTAGGCGGTAAAAACCGCCAAGAGATTTATCGCCTAGCTGATGCTATGGCCTATCTTGCTGAAGAAACTGATGCAAAAGGTAATACCAACAAAGTACTTAAGTTTAAAGGTGGTGAAGGTTTTCACACTAAAGATTCTGGTGCTTTAGGAAACATTATTGTTCCTGATTTACGCAAGCCAGAGAACGCTAATTTTATGGCTAACTTGATTCAGCGTACTAAGGACCATCTTAACACCCTTACCCCTGAGCAGCAGGTAACTATGAAATTGCAGCAAGAATGGGAGCAGTGGAATAAATCGTGTGAAGAATCTCAATACCCTTCTGATTTCAATGCATTGCTGGAAACGTTAGATCAAAACCATCCACATATTAAAAACATGTGGGAATGCATGAAGCACTACGCAACTAACCTTGGATTCACCTACAACAAAGAAAAAAGGAAGTGGCTGGAACTGGAAGTTTTACCTTCAACTATTAGTGAAGAACAGCGCGATGAACTTCAATCATTCATAGATGCATGTGGATTAGACGTTAAATCAGTTTGTGAATACTTGGGAATAGACGCCCTTATACAAATTGAAGCCGAGAAATTACAAGCAGTAAAACAAGATATTGAAAATATTGCAAAAGGTGAGATGACAGCATGAAAAATTTATTAACCGCATCTGAAGCTTTTGCAGCTCTTCAAAAGGGTAAAACTGTTCTTTGTCGTCCTGAGGGCGATATGTTGGATTTTGCTGACTTGGATCAGTTCCCCGCTTCTATTTTTGGGAAACAGGGTTATGAATTTTGCATTAAAGCCGAATTAATGGAACTTGCAGGAATCCAATTTACCAAGCCTTTAGTTGCTCATGAAGTTGAAGATGATCAAGAGATCTTTATTATCACGCCAACGCGAATTTTACGAACTAAATTTAATACTGAAAATTGCGAAATTTTCTATAGCGTAATGAATGGTTTTGCTCAGGCCGATGCAGAAAATGCAGTGCTTCAGCTAAAAGCTTTGGGTGCAACTTTTGGTCAAGTTATTGACTATGTAGAAGTAGAAGACGGCTTTAATGACAAACCTAAAAAACAACGTGGCAAGAAGGAATCACAAGTAAAAGTTGAACAACATGTCGTGTTAGAAAAGCCATCTTTAGTTATTTCTGCAGAAACTCAAACAGCAATTGTTATTACAGAGCAAACGAATGTCACTACATCTGAGGATGTGTTAATTCAGCCTTCTGTTGAGTCAGCTATAAAGCCTAATAACTATGATGATTTACTTCAGAGTGTTCAAAATGCACATACTCCGGAGGAAGTTAATAGCGTTATTACTTACACCTCAAAATGGACTGAACAACAACGCAAGCCTTTATTAACTGAAATGCATAAACGCCTCTCAGAGTTAAAGCAAACTCGGCAGCAAGAGAATGAGCTATCACCTTTAATTCTTCGACTCCAACATGCAGTAGATATAAAGACGCTTGAAGAATTAGAGCTCGAAATTCCTACACGCCATCATGATGTTCATAAAACTTTGTGGAACATGGCCAAAAAACGCCGTGCTCAGTTGAACGCTGTTTCAAATGAACCTGATTACTCACTGGAAACCACAAATGAATCTTCCAACTGAAACGGGAGCTAAGCAATGAGCAAAGTTATTGGTGAGGTCAATTTGAACCCTAGCCGTATTGAAGGTACTCCCGATCAGGTAGCGGTTCATATTTTTAAAGAAGTCATTTGCCCTAGCATTGAAGAGTTAGCCAAGAATGACCCTGAGGCTGCAAATGTATTTGCATATCACATTTTCGGTTTGGCTTTGTCTCAACTATCAGAGTTTCAATCAACTAAAAATATTGAAAAGATCGTAACAGTTACCCTTCACAACCTTTTGCGCCAGCTTAAGAAAGAACGTAATGAATTAAGGAGCTGATGGATGAGTGAATTAATCGCAAAAGCCGCAGACGAAATTATTAAGATTTGCAGCGAATTAGTTGTCGATAATATTGAAGGTGAAAAGGCTTGCGCTGAATGGCGTTGCCAAAGAATAGAGAAATTAGAATCATGGGGTAAAGCTATCCGTGATGCTAGCCGAAAAGCGGAAAGGAAGGAGGGATGAAATGTTATTAACAGTCAACCAGACAATTCAGGTCACTAATTTATCTAAGACAACTATATATAGAATGTTTGATTCTGGTGAACTTAAAAAGGTTAAGTTGGGCGGTTCAACAAGAGTTGAACTTTCCAATGAACTTTACGAGAAGTACAAAGAAAAAATTCAGGCCTTATTTTAATAAGGCCTTTATCCTTTTTATTTGATCGATCTTGCCCTAGCTTCATCTCTCAATTTATCCAAATAGTCAGCCCAAGCCTGCATCATTTCGCCACGTTCCTTTAAATATTTTGTACGGTTGTATGCCCTTCCATGCATATCCTTTACTTGGTGTGCAAGTTGTTGCTCTATACGCTCAATCGGATAATGAAGTACTTCATCTAATAATGTGCGTGCTGTTGCCCGTAAACCATGTCCTGTGGTTTCACCATTTGCAAATCCAAAATTCTTAAGTCTTTTATTAATAGTTGATTCACTAATAACTTCCTTGCCTTTTTTCATTGAAGCAAAGACATACTTTGTACTTCCTGTTAATTTGTATAGCTTCCTTAAATGTTCAACTACTTGCGTAGCTAATGGAACTATATGTTCCAGTTGCGTCTTGTTTTGCGTCTTTGGTGGTGTGTATGCCCAAAGGCCTTTATCTAAATCAATATCTTCCCATTCTGCCCAGCGCAATTCACCCGGACGAACAAAAACATAGGGCAATATCAACGTTGCGAAGTAAACTATTATTGAACCGCTTACATTTGGTTCTGATAAATCTAAAAGTAATTGTCCTAATCTTTCTTCATCCGTTATTGCTGCGTAGTGCTTAACTGTTCCAGACTTTAAAATACCTGATATTTGATCAGCCACATTAAATTGGCAAAGTCCTAGAACGATTGCATACTTAAATACCTGACTGGCTTTAGAGCGCATCCTTTTTGCTGAATCATATTTACCCTGATTCTCGTACAATCTACATGCATCTAAAATTTGTAGAGCTGAAATTTCTGAGACTGGAATTGATCCAACACTTAAATAAAGTTTTTCCCAAATTGAATCATTTCGTTGTTTGGTACTTTCTGTGATTTCTTCAGTAAGTCTAAATTCATCAGCCACAGCAGCAAATGTCGATACAAGATTTCTTTTTTTAATCTGTATTTCCCTTTTACGCTGTTCCACAGGATCAATATTTTGGGCTATTTGGCTTCTGAATTCTTCACGCTTTTGTCTGGCTACAGCCAAGGTTATTTCAGGGTATGAACCAATTGATATTGTATTGCGTTTCTTAATAATTGGCCGGGTGTAATCGAACCTCCAAGTTGTAGCCCCTTTTTTATCAATTAATAGGTATAATCCACCACCATCCGAAAGTTTTTGAGCTTTTTTCTCAATATCTTTCTTATTTTTAGCGATTTCAGACTTTATTTTAGAGTCGGTTAAAGCGGGTACAATTTTAGGCATTTTGAGGTTTTACGGTAAGTTATACGGTATGATGGCACAACATAAGAAGTTAATCTGTTTTAAATCACTGCTTTATGTTTCGTTTCGTGAGCGCGCCGAGCGCGCCAATTTATATATAATAACTTCATAAATTTATCTCAATTTTATAAAATTCCGACTATTTTACTTGGTTTATTAATCATTATCGCTCAAAATATACCCC